CTACTAGAGCTCTTGCGTCTGGAGTGCTACCATCTCTCGCTTCATTTAATCCAGTTACATCTCTTATCATTTGTAAGTAATAGTTGTAAGCTTGTATTAATGATGCTATTTTTTGATTACCACTTCCAGTTTGTAATTCTTGTATTGGAACTTTACCTAAATTCTGATCACCATCTTGGGTTAGAGATCTACCTACAATAGAACCTGTTTGGAAATACATGTTCAAAGCTTCTTGCGGGTTGTAGTTAGTTCCATTGCCAAGATCTACCTCAGCTAAACCATCAACATCTAAATAAACACCATCAGGAACCATACGTGACAATACTTGCTGTAGTTTAAGATGAGTTATTTGAATCATGTCGGCAAAACCAGTTACTCGCTTAACTAATGAATCTATACGTCCTTTATACATTCTAGGAGCACATATGTTGTAATTCATATTAACCTTAGTTGTGTCTGCATTAGGTCTAGTCATATTCTCAGACATTTCCCATTTAAGAACTTCAGGATAACCTAATATCTTAACACCAGTATATAAAACTTCTATAGATCTAAAAGCTTTTTTGTAATTAACTTCTTCCGGTGGATTAAATGTATCTGTTTTTTCTAATGCTTTTTCTAAACCACTTGGCGTTTCTTTTATTTTAAATACTTGATTAGTAAAAGTTTTATATTCAAAATACATAACTTGCACTTTGTCATCATAAAACCTACCATTCCAATCATTTCTATAATTAGAGTTTCCAGGATATTGTTCTATTTTTTCTAACTCTGATGGTGTTAAATGTGGAAATTGCTTTTTTAGTTCTGCTAAACTAACTCCTTTAACTTCACCTACATACCATATGTCTTCAAAATTAGGATCTTCTGTATATGAATAAACTAAATTAGCTGGATCAACATAATCAACTCTAACGCCTTCTTGCAAATTAAAACAAGTTTTTGAGCAAGCTATACCTAATACCGTTAAATCGTAGTTTAATCTTCTTCTAGTTAAATCGTACTTGTTATAGTCAAGTGTATAGTTTATAGCTTCTTCTTGAGCTACTTCTATATTTTGTTTATAGTTAAGCTGCATATAAACAGAAACCTCATCAGGATTTTGAGGTCTATTAGGATCTTCGCCTCCAGCTGAAATGTCTACACCTAAGTTTGCTTTTGCTTTTTGAATATATTCTTTAGCATATATATCCATCATTAATCCTTCTACATATCTAGATCTTTTACTAGAAGAAGTTGGATCTTGTGCATAAGCTTTAATGTCGTAATTTCTTTGTGACATGCCATTAACAACTATATCTACGAATTTAGATATAATTGGTACAGGTGTCCAGTCTAAGTTTAAGTAAGATAAATCACCATTAATAGATAGCTCATCTTTATATTTTTGTATAGATTGCTCTCCTCTAGCATATAACCTCAACTGATGGAAATTATTATAATTAGAAGCAAATCTTTGACCAGCAACACCAGCTCTGGCGCCACCAAACCATTCACCTTCAATTGCCTGTCCAACCTTGAGGCCATAATCATAAGATGCTTTTACTGCATCAGGTACTACCTGATCCGGAAATGAACTTCCATAACTAGTTTCTATCATTTACTTGTTTATTTTTGAAACAAATCCGTCGTTATCATACTTTGAAAAGTTTAATCTAACTGGTTGTTTACTTCTTATTAAATTTGGTCTATATTTATTCTTGTTACAAGCCATAATAGCTAAACCAGAACTTATAGATGCATCGTGCTTTGTTCTATTATTAATATTAAAAGCAGCCCAATCTTCTAATGTTTTTTGATGATACATATCACCCCAAGAGTCATTTGCAAAACCAACGTAGTTTTCAACATAATACTCTATAGCAGCAGCATGTGCTTGCTTAATGTCTTCACTTGAATTAGGTATTCCACCTATTTCTTTTTCTGTTACAGATAATCGGTTCCATAGTTTATCAGGACGATTCATACTATAACCTCTATAACCTCTTCTTCTTAAGTAGTATAATAACCTAGGTTTATTGTTTTCTGCTAGTATTGGCATGCCATAAAAAACTAAAGCCATTAGTACATCTTCGAAAAATATCTCAGCTGTTTGTGGTCTTGCTATATATTCTAGGAAGAAATGATGAGGTGGTGCATCTTCCATAGAAAACTTAGTTAACCCGTGTAGTGATCCATTAGAACCTTTACCGTCAACAGTACCACTAATATCATAACTATCACATCCAAAACCACCTAAGTGTTCATTGCCAGGATATTTAATACCATTTTTTACTATAATATTATTTTGTAAATTCTTATTAGGAACCCAGCTAATCAAAAACCTACCATTAGTGTCTGGTATAAAAACAACCCTAGTATCTCTTATTCCACCTTCCCATACAAATTTACCTTGAGTAACATTGGCTTTGTTGTTTATTTCTTGATTATAGTCTATTTGTTCATATATTTTTATAAGATTAAATAAACTTTGTTTAGTTTCATCTCTAAAAGCGTGTTGTTCAGTTCTTGGGAATTGTCTGTAGTATTCATTTAAACTATCTTGATCCGACTTTAAACCATCTACCTCATTGTCCCAATGCTCTATAACTCCAATTGTAATTGGTAGACCATCAACTCCGATTGTTTTATTTTCTGGCGTAGTGAATACAGGTAGTCCAAAAGTATCCATGAATCCTTCGTAGTTCCACTCCATAGGGATGAAAAGAGAATAGAGTCCGCTAGAAGTTTGTCCGTTTCTATTTCTTGTTGTAACGTCTGAATTGTAGTAGAGTTTTTTGAAGTTGTTTCCACCTTTGTCTAATGAATTTGAAGTTGAGCCCATCATACACTTACCTACGATTCTACGTCCTAGCCTTAATGTAGTTTTTGTAACTCTCCAGTTGTTTAATATGTTATCAGGTCTTTCCCATTTGCCACTCTCATCGTGGGCTAATATCTTTAACTTTTCACCATCGTAAGAGTTATCTCCTGTGTTTTTCCAATCTATTGTTGTATCTAATCCTTCTAGCTCTGCTAGTTTGACATTGTCATCTAGTTTACGTCTAGTAAGCTTTGAAGCTGGGACTCTATATGCCAGTTCGGTCTTAGGACGATCCATACCATCCTGGATCGGCTTGAAGAAAAACGGATAGTTAACGGATATCGGGACAACTTTATCTGTGAACATTTTTTTAGCATCTGCTCCAGATTTAGAAAGGATGCCGAATCTAGCGTCTGAAGATATTGTGGCTTGGTTGACAAGTTCAGCGGACGACATAAACGAAAATCCAGATCGTCTGTTTTTAAGATAACACATTCCGTAGCATCTATCGTCAGCTTTGCAAGCCTGCCAGAATATAAAAAATAATCTGTTTGCTTCTCTATAGTCGGCTGAACCAACATCGATTTTTGACCACTGCAAGTACATATAATGAGTGCCTGTAATATAAGTAGGAACACCATTATTATAGAACCAGTAACCCTCTTCTCTTCTCTTAAATTCTTCATCTATATAATCAAACCATTTTTCTTTAAAATCCGTAGGATATTCATCCCAATCAAAACGGCTTTTAATTCTAGCTAATTCTTTTGGGTATTCTTGTTTTTCCCAGTATTGCTCCGCTTTATCTTCGCTTCGTTTAAACGGTTCATGCTCTGCTGGTAATGCAATACGGAGGTTTTGAATCTCAATGATCTTTCCAATCTTTCCAGTTTTACTAATTACTACAAAGTCGTAATCTGCGTTGTATCCATAATCCCATTTTTTTAATCTATTTTGTTTAGATAATATTTTAGGATTTATAATATCTTTTACTTCTTTCCAAAGCGTTTGGTGATAACTCATTTGCTACGCCCTTCTGCAAAACCTTTAAAAGATCTTTCTTCTTTTATTTCTTCTTTAGGTTTTCCATCTAACAACTGCTCTTCCTCTTCTAGTCTTTTAAGTATTTCAAAAGCATCAAATATAGCTAGTTTCTTTGTGGCTGCTGCATTTTTTAATCTATCTGCTGATACATCCTCACCTGTGTCTACTATTGGTTCTTGAGCTACTTTTATTAATTCATTAACCGCTAGCTGCCCAGCTTGGATTATACTCTTTTTCGTTTCCTTGGTATTCATGTGTTAAGGCTATATCATTAGATTTCATACAATAAAGGCGTTCACCTTCTATAATAAACTCAAACTCTGAGTTGGGAGTAAACACAACAAGTGTTCCAGATCTTATTCCTACAGCTTCTAATGAACTATTAGAGTATTTTAATATACCAAAATGTTCTTTCTCATTACTAAACGTAAGGTAAGACTTATCTGAAATAGGTTTTACAAAACAATATTCTAAATGTGGTTTTAAATTATACATATATATTTGCTGTGGATTACAGAAATATAAGTCATCCTTAAAAAAAGTACCACTATTAGTTTCTCTACCTTTTATATCATAGTATCTTCTAAAAACATTATGATGAATATATACTATATCATCAACTTTTATTTTAGTATTATAAGCAGCTGGAGTTGAAACTACAACTGCTTTTTTACTTACAAAAAAATGTTTTTCTATACCACTATTTACTATTAATTCTTTGCCATCTATGTCTTTAGTATTGTCATACCTATCCTTGAATGGTTTAACAATAAAATCATATAAACTTTTCATTAATATTTAAGGTCAAATTCTACAGCTATAGCCATATTGCTATTAAATACTTTCCACGGTAATACTTCGTCATTTTTTTTAATATATATTAAGTATTCACCATTATTTTCGTTATTTAATATATCACATATAGTGTGTCCACCATATACCTCTTGACCAACAGAGTAATGCATAGCATCATTTTTGTAATCAGAACCTATGCTGATTTTTCTAATTATTCTAGACATCAGCTTTTTCTAACTCTTCTTCTTCAATGCTAGTATAGGATCCATCTTCAAGACTTATGTTAACTTGACCATACTCACTCTC